CACGAAGGGTTCTGTCAACGACAGATTGGTCGTATGGGTTTTGATACGCACCCATACCAGTAGCCGCTGTTTGCCCCATACCTTGCGCTGTTCTTCCCATAGCACCCATTTGCGCCATAGACGCTTGGTTATATGGATTTGCCGTGGGCTGAACTATGTTAGGATTTGCACCACCTGCCATTTTACTTGCCTCCTCGTGTACCTTGACCTTGCATTTCTAATGCAACTGGTTGATTATCTGGCACTCTGCTACCAGCTTCTCCTGTAACTGGATTAATTGCAAAACTTTCTATGTAATCAGCTTGCCCGGGGCGTCTTGTTTTAAGTGCATCTACATTTGCATCATAAACATCACCTGAAGAATAACCAGTTATACCACCTATAGTTTGTGTAGGCGGTAAATAACCTTGATTGTCTGCTGTTGGCATACCAAAAGCGTTTGCCATTTGGTTCGTACCTTCAAAAGCTGCTGTTTGCATTGGTGAAAACCCTGCAACATCAATACCGTACATCGGAGTATAACCAGTAGCCGCGGCATCTGTTCCAACACCAGTGGTTTGCTGTATTCCAGTTTCTGCAAATGCAGGCATTGTTGCATCTTGATTTGTTCTACCGCCTTTTGCCATTATTTAATCTCCTTTTGGAAATTTGCATACATTAACTTCCACCCCTCTGGTATAAGTGGTTTTTTCCAACCAATTCTTCCCGATATGATTGCAGTTTCGCAACCATGTGACTTTGCCCACTTTCCTACATCGTCGTTCATATCAAGAATTTGTTCCAATTCGCCACCTGCCAAAAAAATATTAAGCACTTTCTTTCTAGGGTATACCACAATTTCCGTAACAATACACCCCCTAGCACTTGGCCATAATTGCATTCTACTTGCACTAATACCGTCTACTATATCTTCCCAAAAATGGGTTCCTCCAGTATATTTAAGTGCCGCTTCGATCCAAGGACGGCATCTTTCTAATTCATTAACTTGAATATCTTTAGGCATTTACCATGTAGCTAGTGCTACCCTCTTCCAAATTGCGCTACTTCCATCATGGTCAGCGACACAAATATAAATATAATTAGTATCCCAACTTATCATTCCAGTTACATCCCCTGCGCTACCAATGTTTGCGCTAGGCGTAGGTTGCTTTGTTGCAAGTTGCCTAAAAGCATTATCGCTAGACACAACAGCATATTTTTTTGTTTCATCCCATAGAATAACACCATTTTCAGATGGGTTGTCGTCTGACGATTTAAAATACAATTTACCTAAGTTACGTTGTAAATAGTTTGTAAGCTGTCTGCCCCACTGAGAAAGATCTTGGCTTATAACTGGTAAAATAGGTGCAGGCATTAACGTGTACCCCCTATTGTAGCGTCAAGCCTCATTATACCAACACGCCAATCTGCAGGTTTAACACCTGTTACTCTCATGCGTACTTGCCTACCACTAAATCTGGCATCTGTAGGATTGGCAGGCGTAAACGGACCATGTGATGTTTCTGTGTCGTTAGGGTGATACCTTGTTTTAAAAGTCATACTTACATCACCTTGCGTAATTTCATCAGGAATTACTGACGTAACATACATAATATTTTCGCCTGTTCCTGCGGATACTGGTCCTGTTTCTGCAAAAATAGCACCGCTATCCACGTTATAACCAACTTCGTGTTCTTTTATATTAGCGTGCGTGCCGTCATAATCTGCCATGAATGGGTATCTAAATACGCCTCTAGCCTCGCCAGATGTTCTTGATAGCTCACCAATCATCCAGTGATTTTCGTTGTAATCATAAGCAACATAACGATTTATTTCTATACTGTCGCTAGAAGGATAAAACCACCAAACTTCACCATATTGCGGTATGCCCATAGCCCAAATTTTTGTTTGCTGAGAAGTGTTAATGTCGCCAAATATATAATCATGCACATCGCACTTAATAGTTTGTACTGTGTTACCATTAAACAAGAAGAAGTTTTCCTGACCAATAAAGAACACGCCCCTATCAGTATCTACCGCTCCACGCATCGTAACAGTTCCGCATGATGTACCAACTCTCTCAAAGCCATAAACATAAGGTGGTCCTTGATAACGTGCTGTATGGGCGTCTGTATCCGTTAAAATGAGCGTTTGGCCTCTGGTTCTTATTGCTTGCATAATTTGCCCAGAAGTTTGTAGCTCTATATCCCCTGCCTCATTGGTAGCGGCAGGCGTCCAAGTATTTCTATCTTCTCTATCGCACCAAGATATTTTACGGCTATTTCCACCAGAACCTAATGCAAAAATAAACCGTTCTTCAGTTACAATTAAGCCAAGATTAGATAATGGCGCATTAGTTATAGGCGTAGCAACCGTTGCTATTTTTAAAGATGTTTCAGCTACATTTACATTTTGCTCTGCATTGCTTGCAGGATAAATTTGTATTGTAATGCCAGTATCGTCCGTATCAAACCTATAAAAACTATTTCCAATAGGTAAAGTTTCATCAAGCAAGACTGTAGTAGTTGTTGTGCCTAAAACTTTAACTTTTAATGACGGTATTGTTGACGCATCACTATCAGCATCAGGGTCAGTTACATTTATTGTAAAATGATATTTAGCACCGCTTGTAAGACCAGTTATATTTTGTTCTAGATTTGCCGCTGTTGTGCCTGTCCATTTAGCATCTCCACCACTAATTGCCCAACCAGTGCCAAGCGTCCAATCTGTGCCTGCAGTAAAGCTATTATTAGTAATTTTCTCAGCACCACTAGAAATACCTAAGCCCCACTCTAAAAGCCTACCATCATCATAATGGCAACCCACCATTAATTCGCCAAAGTTATCTAAATTCCAGAATGTAGCAGGCTCAGGAATAGCATTGGAAAGTTGTTGTCTTGGCGTACCCCAGAAACCAATACCATAAGCACCTTTACCATATCCTGCCGATACAGCCGCATCCTTGCGTCCAGTTGCTAAGTTTTGTGGGGTAATGTCGTAACACAAGCCGCCACCTGTCATGGCAACTAAAGCATTATGTGAACCGCCTGCTAACCAAGTGCTAGTGTTCAGCGCTTCCCAAGCGTGCATACCTCTTATTGGCTGTAAGGCAAAATCTTGCTTTCTATCTTGCCAACCACCAATAGGACGCAACGAACCGTCTAACCATCTAACTAAACTACCTTCACGCCATCCGCCAGATTGCTCATAGTCTGTTCCTATTCTGTAAAATCCAGATGGTATATCTAAAGGTACTAAAGTCATATTAAGCCAATTTCATTATATACGCCAAAGCATAATAAGGTGGTCTGTTTTCGTGTGCGCCACCACCGCCTGCATTATCAACTGTTAACGTGTGAGTGTGTGCGCCACCACTTGTTATACTTACTGTATGTGTGTGCGCTCCGCTTGAACTTGTTGTGCCAGTTAGTGAGCCATTTGGGTCCCAAGTTGTAGCGTTAAAATCAATGTCAATGCCCGGAATGAGAGATGTTTGTTCAACATATTTATCTACATAAGTGTGCGTGTGTGCGCCTTCCGAAGAAGTTGAGCCAGTATGAGTATGCGCCCCTCCGCTTGCCGCTGTACCAGTGTGAGAGTGAGCAGGAATATCACCAGTTGCTAGTGTAACTGTATTTGCACCGCCACTGTTTCCAACATTGTAAGTTCCACTGCTATCAGCGTCAGCCATAACGATAAACTTACCTGTTAAGTTAGGTGTGCCGTTTGAACCGTTACATAATGCCCAGCCTGTCGGAATAGCAGATACCGCACCTGACCACATAATAATACCGCCAGTAGGCATTGCCTTGTTAACGGCTGTGTCAAGTAAATCAAAATTGGCGTTAAGTGTATTACCCCAAGTGCTATCACTTCCACCTACCGTTGGTTTAGTTAAACCTAAATTTGCTGTCGTAGACATAATAAAATCCTTTTCTTAAACCCAACGTATCATTTTTCTAAGCATCCGTCCACGTTCCTGACGCTGCACCATCATCCACCCATGTACCTGTTCCAGCACTGTCATTAGCCCATGTGCCTTGATCTTGTGCGTCATCACTCCAAATGCCGTCACCTTCGCAATATCCTGCCAACCAATATCGCTTGCCTGCAAATACAACATTCGCTCCTACTGCATTATTATCACGCTCGACATATGGGTTTAATGCAGTCATTCAGCTTCCTGTATCTCGTTGCCGTCTTCTTGCGCCCACTCAAGAATTGCTTGGTAATGGGAATTGTCTGGGTCTAAAGGCA